AGGGAACTGAGCTGATTTACCATTAGAGATGGTACGAATAGTGTGAAGACCTTTCATTATGTTAGCGTCTTCGAAAGCAGTGAGAATCTCACCACTGAATACCTTGAGGAACAAGGCGTTCTCCAATGCGTTCGACGTAGTCGTGTTATCGGTATTGAAATTATAACCAACACGTGAAGCAGGGAGAGATGCTGATAAGGCTGGATTTGCCATAGTTTTTTATTTCTCCTTTTGGATTGTTATTGTTTTAGTTAGGTGTCGGTTGACGTCGTCATTCATACAGTTGTCCGTCGCAACGGGCTGTGTGTCTAAGTCGGTCGACAAAATTCTTATCTACGCATTTTGAGCTTTACTCGTGCTCTCTTGGTGTTGCGTACAAATTGTTTTCCTTTGCTTCCTTCTCTTTTCTTTTTACGAGCTGTTGAAGCACGTTCGGATTTTGATAGGCTTCTAGCTTTAGCCATCGGAAGGCATCTGTCGGGGTTCTTTTTGTTTTTAGACGTGCCACAAGGGCCTTTAATATTTCCATCTGATCCGATTCTTACCCATTTCTGTGCACGCCATTTTGCTAATTCACCCATTACTTCTTGACTTTTAGTTTCTTTCTTCTGCCTCTTGTCTTACAGTACTTCGATGCTCCCATTGAAGCGTAAGCAGATGGCCATTTGTCGTATTTGCGTTTAGCCCACGCAATACCTTCCGGACATATTTTACCCATTGTATTTAATTTTTAGACCTTTGCGTTTAGCATCGTCTTTAGCTTTTTTCTTTCCCTCTTTTGTATAGGGATATTTCTTTCCATTAACTTTTGGCATTTTTCTTCTTTCGTTTAATAGTTAAAGAATGACGTCGACATTTTTCACAACCACAACTCATTAGCATTTCCATCTACGAAGGGCTAGTGCCTTTCTAGTAGGTCTACCCTTAGAGTCCTTCATAGGGCCTTTAACACCACTCATACGGGCACAGAAGGACTTCTTGCGACTTCCCCCACCCGGTTGTGGTCTTTTAAGGTTAGAGCCTGTTTTAGCGTTGTAGTATTTTCTTCCCTTCTCTGTAAGACCACCTTTTTTAGATTTGTGTTCTTTACGAAGAGATACGCCTTTACGTCTTTTACTCATAATTAAAATCCTAGTTTTTCAAGTTTCCATTCTAGATGCTCTATTCGCATATTCTGCTCAACATCTAATGGTAAAATTCCATCTGACTCCCATTCATCAATCCAAGTAGCATTGACCTCGACGTCGTCAGACAATCGAGCCTGTTTGTGTTCAAGCATCATTATACGCTCGTCTACTTCAAAGTAACCGATAACGGCTATAGCTACGCCTGCGATGATCGCTAATAGATTCCTAAGTGGAATTGTTATTCCTGTATCCTCTCCAAGTTCTAACGGAGAGGGTTTATTAGGCATCGTTAAAGTATATAGCTAATTTGACCTCTATAGTTTGAGGTATTGGTGTAGTAACTGTATTATTTGTTAAACTAAATCTAAGCTCTCCGATGTCGTCAGCAGACATTTGACCACTACCACTACCGTATGTAGGTTGGATACTATATTGTTTTCCTAGTTCAACAGTACCACCTAAAGCAGTTTTTAAATCATACCTTAAAGTTCCACCTGTAGTAGTTAACTGAAGTATATCAAATGTACCTGTACCTGTACTTTCAAATGTAATCATTTTGATACGATTCGTAGCGTTATCTACAGTAACGGTTTCAAGATAAGTACTTGCGTTATTTAGTATTTCTCTATCGGCTTGGACAACATTAACGTTATCTACTGTAATAGCACTTGAAGTAACTGAAGGAGCTGTGACTGTTTCGACGAATGAGCCGTGGGGAGACGATACAGATTTGATTGTCCCACCCGTAATATTTGTTGTTCTAACTTGTATTGACATATTATTTTTTAATTGAGGATGAGCCAAAGTAATAACCAACAATGGCTATTAGAGTGGTACGGATTTCGGGTAAGATTACAAAACCTTCTAAGGTCTTCCAAGTTTCCCATGTAAAGAATAAAATTGATTTCTGTTCACTCACGGTGACTCCTTGTGACATAAACGCCATAAGAAATGGAGCGACGACGACGCCAAACAAACATACCATTACAATTAGACGACGTACCCACTCTCCTCCACGCTTAGAAGCCTTATCGTGGCTTTCGTCTGCAAGTTGTTGAGTAGCTACATTGGCTTCTAATTTTTGTTTATTGAGTTCAATACTACTTGAAACAAAAAGTCCAATTACTTTTGTAATAGCACCTACGCCTGTGCCTAAGAATAATGATATAAGTTCGCTTGTCATTTCATATTAGTCCCTAAAATGCTGTAGTAACCGATAAACGCTTCTCTACGTTTGCTCGGAATGCAGGATCAGTTGTATAACGTTTGTCTCGCATAGCCTCAGTTACTTGAGCTGATGAGTTAAAAGGTTTAATTGCTTCGCCACTTGTGCTTCCTTGAACAAGGTTAGGTGCTTTACCTCCTCCTGCTAGGAAACGAGCATACATCCCTTGAACAGCCATTTGTGCTTCTTCAAGTGATCCATTACTGACGACAGCGTCGTATGCGTCGATGTCTCCATCTGTTAGATTTTCTTGTGCCCATTGAACCATTGCTTCATAGTTTTGAGCACCACCAATAGAATCTCGTACTGCATTAGTTTCAGCGTCAATAATAGCTTCTTGACCTGCAATGTAAGCATCAACCATATCTCTTGGTAATCCACTTTTCTCAAGTTCCCTATACATCTTATCAGATAACTCACCTTTTTCGCCATACATTTCTTGGGCTTGACCGATGACAGAATTAGGATCGAAACCTGTTTCCTCTTGGTCTTCAGTTGTATTATCTTCTTGTGTATCTTCATTATTAGAACCTTGTTTTTGTTGTAGTTCAGCATACGCTTTAGCTAGTTCTTCGGGAGAGGTAAACTTTTCGTCTAACCACTCGGGACGCTCAGATTCCACTTCTTGTTTAGCTTTATCTTGAGCCTCTGCTTGTTGTTCCAAAGTGACCTTTTCAGATTCAGTTTGGTCGTTTATTTGTACTTTACTTAATTCAGCCATTGTTTTTATTCCTCGCTCTGTTGTTTAATTAAATCTGTTCCACTTTTCATTGCTTGAGGGCCTAGCTTCTCAGCCATCTGCATTTGTTGTGCTTGTTGCATTTCTTCTTGTATCTGTTCTTGAGACTTCACAAGTCCTACTGTTTTTATACCAAGGCTTGTAGCTCTACGTTTAAGGTATTCTTCGGGGTTAATATACTGAGCCATAACCTCCGGCCCTAATGTTTGTACTACACCTTGTAAGAACATATCTAGCTTCTGTAAATCGTTTCCTCTACCAAGAGCCTCAACACCTGTAATGATGACGGGGTTGACGACGTCCTTCGGTAACTTAGGTAACTTACGTTTACGGTTCATTACATCCATAATACGATTTACCATCGGCAAAGACAGTTCGGTTGAAAATAAAGAGTAAACACCACCTAGAGCATTCTCAAGCTCCATAGATAGCATTCTGATTTCTTCAGCAGTTACACGCTCAGCGTTTCTAACTGTACCACTTGTGAGTAAGAAAGCGTGACCTAAGCGTTCTTTGATTGTCTCTATAGTTTCAGAGGCAACTCTAAGGTCATTATGTTTCTGTACTTGTAATACTTGAACATCATTTGCATTACCTTGGACAATAGCTCCATTAGGTGATTCTGCAAGTGTACGAGCTCTTGTAGTACCATTAGGATTAACCATAAACAGTACTTTAGCTGAAGCTGAAGATCCTTCAACGATTGCTCTTGTAAGTCCTTCAAGTGATTGTACATCTCCAAGATACTCTTCAACGTAACCACGTCCGTAGCTCTCACCATCAATACGTGTGAACCTAAGTGCAATGTAAGGATTCTTATCAAGTTTGTATGAACCTTCAGAACCCGGAATACGCACTCCGTTAATATCTTGGAATACTTCCCACTTATTACCCATACGACACACAGCAGTATATAGTTCGTAGTCGTCGTCGATCGCACCATCCACACCAACAGCTTCTTGCATCTCGGGACTCAAGGCTGTACGTGCAATAGTTTCTTTAGTTACAATGTGTAAGATATTACCCATTGGGTCTCTGTCGACGACATACCTATCAAGATGAAATACTCGCATTCCACCTGTGTCGGGTAAGTATATCAAAGCATTACCTGTGATTATTAAATGCTTAAGGGCTTCATGTAAGCCGGTTCTGTAAGACTCACGAGATACCTCATCCATTACAGCTTCTTCTACTTGCTGTAACTGAGTCTCGATAGAACTTATGAACTCGGGTGGAGCACCTTCTGCTTGTAAACCGAACGTGTCTATGTTTAATCTAAAAAATGGAGCATTGGGTGGTAGGAGTGCTAACAATAGTTTGGAGGCGAGGTTATTTACTCCTCGAGCCCCAATGCTCGAAAATGGTGTATCTAGCCGAGAGTGAGCTCCAAAGCCCGAATCCGGCATAATGTAAGGTAATGTTAATCTCGAGCAAGTTCTAGCACGATCAACGTATTGGTATCTCTTACCTTCTAAAGTATTATATAATGATTGTGCTGTGACGTTGTGCATATTATTCTGACGGATCTTCTACAGCAATAGTCAATAAAGTGACTTCGCTAACAGTAGACTCTGATTCATTAAGAGTTTTATAAAAAGTTACATCAAGTGCCCAAGTTCCATCTTCACAAGGAACAGGGGTTGAATGATAACGTGTGCCCACACCGTGTAGATGGTATGAGTAATTACGTGCTTGACCCTCGACGTCTGCTCTTTCAAGACCTTCGTCTTCTGTATCAAACACAAGATATTTATTGGTAATTGTTTCTTCAGACATATTAAGAATAAAGTTCGTATTGATTGTTTAAGTTTTCCTTTAGTGCAGGAAGGTTGATCGTTTGATCGTTGGTAAATAAAATTGCTTCATTCATTGTTCCGTTTAGAGCATAGATAGGCTGATTAGAACTGTTTAACGCTCTTGTTGAATGATGGTTTTCACCAATAATGTCAAAACCTTGTGATAAGCCTCCTGTAAATGTAGTAGTATGTGTTTGAGAATTATCATTTAAATGTACAGTAGGAACGTCGTCGTTTTTGACCATATAAATGTACATAACTTGTGTACCCTTAGTGGTCGTTAATTGATTAGCAGTAAATTGGTTCGAACTACTACGTCTTAAAATTGGTTGATTAGATGAGTTTAAGGCAAAGTCTACTGTTGTACCTGCAAATGTATTTCTAGCAACAGTATCAAGCATTCTACTAACCACAAACAAAGCAGTACATTGCTGTCCTAAAGGAACACCTACAGGTGTACCTCCAAAGCCTCCTTGGTTTGTAGCTAAACGCATCAAGTTATTATTGGTAAATACCATACCACGTTTATCATAACCACCATTACGGATAATGTATGGTTGTCTAGTTTGGTCTATTTGTTGGTAGTCGTTATTACCTTCTGATTGGTCATACCAAATAGAAACACGACCTTCTCTGCTATGTCTCGAAATCTTAATATTCTTAAGACTTACTGTACCACCACCATTTGGATTTGTACTTACAATAACGAAGTTATTTAATTCAGCAGTATTACTATTTCTTGAGAAACTGAAAGATACTTGACCACTATTTGCGTGAAACGAAGCAGAATTAGTTAAAACACCACCTGTTAAATTATTACGAAACTCAGAAGTAAAAGTCATACCCGGTGTAGTTTCTTTTGGATCAACAAAGAAAGACATTCTAATTACATCTAACGGTTCTTCTGTTTTGTATACTTTATTCTTAGTGTTTAGTTTAAGCCTAAGAAAACGAGATGATGTAACTGAACCACTTATTGTATATTTTAAATCTCTTTTTAATCCAATATCAGTTTCAACTCCCGATGCTAAAGTTACTCCGTTTGCTGTACCTCCAAAGTGAGAAGTTACTGCTCCATCCCATTCGTATTCGTCGTCGTATAAACCATAATAATTATTAGTACTAGATTCAATCAACCATTTATTATCTTGTTGGTCACCTGCGTAGAATATAAATTCTGAACAATCACCTTGGAAATCATTATTTTGAGTGACATTCGGATCTGCTACAACTGTGTGATCATTGAATATAATACGAGCAACTAAGTGTCTATTTGTACTTTTTGAGCCATTCTGCATATGTAAATTAGCTCCATTACTGTAAGCGTCATATATATGTTGAGGTGTGCTTCCCACTATAGGGCCTGCTCCTGCAGTTCCTTGACTAAATACACCATCACGTGCCCAATCTCTAAAACCACCATGAAAATTTACGTCTCCTTCATAATTAAATCCATGATAATTTGTAAGTCTATCGTTTTTAACTAAAATACCTCGTGTATTTCCTCCATTGCGAGAATTACCATCTACGTTATCTGAAACGAGAAAATAAGCACCATTTGTTTGATCTCTTTTACCTATTTTAGCAAACATCATATACTCAGTATCAGTAGTAGCATAGACGTGTTCATCAGCGATCATCCATTTACCATTACCAAAATCAGCAATTGTTGGGTGACCACCTTCATCAAGTTTAAGTAAACCATACTCTGCAACTGTTGCTTGTTTACTTTGGTCTGTTTGTCTAAA